AGATACCCATTGTGTTTGAATCAGATTGGCCAGTGGCTGGTAGTTAAAATCAAACTTAGAAGTAGGTCCTACTTTTAATAAGTAGTTGTTTACTTCAAGAATTTGATCTGATGTTTCATACACCGGTGTTTGTATAGGTAGCTGCTCAATTGGGTATGCTGTAATATCTTCTTTAATCTGATCTAAATAGATCTTTGTAGTACTAGTAGAATAGATGCCTATCTGTTTTGCAACAGCAGCTTGATTTACTGTAGCTACTATGATTAATATGAACTCATCAAAGTGTACTTGATCTGCTTGTATATCAATCTCTAGTGCACCTGTAGTTTCATTGTTATACCATATTGGCTGCACATTACTTGGTGAGAAGAAGTCTGTTACTTTAGTTCCTTGAATAGCATAAGCTATTAAAGCCATGTAAGAACCATTTCTTAAATTACCTCCAGCTTTTCCCGGGGATACTTGTATACAGGGTGTCTGCATAAGACGTGATAGTCTAAGCTCATCACAGTTTAATGCAGAAGTATCTACACATGTAATACAAGCATTAATCCCTGGGCAACCTATCGGCCATACATCAGGCTCTGTTTGTTGGCAACCATTGTCAGTGCTACATAGTTGTTTCCATGGAACACCTGGCCATTGAATTGTACTTGGTCCATTAGAGTATTGGTTATTACCTACCCATTGATAGTCATTAGCTGGCCAAGTTTGTGGGTCACCAATATTCATATAGCGGTCTGGATTTTTTCCATCCGCCCAATACACTTGCCAAGAGCAATCATTAACCTTTTTTGCTGCTCCTGTGATTAAATCCCATTTGCTAAATGCTAAACAAATGTCCTGTACAATTATTCTATACTCACAACTTGATTCTTCAAGTAAACCAATCTCACATCCCGTTATAACATTAGAGGCTTCACTCTGGTAAACTACAGTAAATAGAATCCACTTATCACTAAATAAATGTATAGTGCCTATGATGTATTTAACTCCTGTTAGTGTAGCACCTGCTTCTGTACAATAAACATTTCCGGGCTCATTAGATAAGCTGCCGGCATCACCTTCTCTTGTATTGTTAGTAGCGTTACGCGCATGCGTCCACATACCTTCTGCTACAAATGATGGATCAAGGTCTTTATTGAGACCTTTAACAAAAGTGTTTAATTGATTCTGATCAATACCTTGTGATTCTTTAGCCATATCATATTACTCTTGATCCTGTATAATATCTAAAATAAGCTGGGTCAATAGGATGACTCTTAAACATGTCATAGTACTTACCATATTGTGCTTTACGGTTAGCCCACCACAGCTTTTTCATTTCTTCAAAGTTTGGAGTATTCACCAGCGTAAGTGCTTGATTTCTTGCCGCCTTTACTCTAGGCTCTATAAGCTGAATTCTTTGTGATACATCTTCACCATTCATGAAGAGGTTCTCTAGTATTCTTTGTTTCAAAGCATACTCATAGTAATCATTAAGAAGATCATGATCAGGAACCATTAAGTTACCATCATCATCTTCCATCTGGCCTTGAAAGTTTAGATACACTTTCCCTGTTTGAAATGTAGTGTATAGAAAACCATTTTTAAGCCAGCCTTCATTTGGAGCATTCCAATACAGGTTGGGACATTGGCAATCTATATTCTGACTTGGTTTCATTCTTAAAGGGATGAGCACCCTAAATGTACGAGTTACTCCAGGCTTTACAACTTGGATTAACTCATACTGATCACCTTTACAGTTCATAAACACGCGTGGTCTTATACATGTATTACCAAAAGGACTATTAGGGTCATACTCTCCCGGAAGATAATTGTCTGGCGGTCTTACGGCACCGGAACATGCAGCTGTATGATTACAGGGATTAGCATTACAAGTAGAACAGTTTACTGTTGGTGCTGCACAAACATCAGGATTTGCAGGAACCTCTCTATAGGGAACCTCTTCAATGTGAGTACCACCCATATCATTCCCTACAGCAACCGAATATTCTCCACACACCATAGCATAATTAAATGTATAGAAGTCATCTGGTAGTTTTACTTTACCGTGCTCTACATCTAATATCACTTCCTTCTGCTGATTAATTCTTAAGCCCAAATCATAGTTAAGTCTTCTGGCTACTTTGATAAGAGTTTGCGGGTCAATCATGTTCTCCAAAGAGAATACCTGAAAGTCTACAAGAACATCATTGAGTAATTCATCAAATGTTCTGTATTTGAATGTGTAGTTAAAGTCCATTATCTAAGTATGTTTTGATTATCATCAGAACCATCAATTGGTATTCCCATGGTAATTGTAAATTCTTTAATTACATATTGTTCAATCTCTGAAAAAATATAGTCAGGAAATGGCAATGGTAAAGTTTGTTTAAGATCGCAAGACTGTGATGAAGGGCAAAGAAAGTCAGAAGTGCTCCCTTCAAAGATAGCTTCTATTCTTACAGCATCCCAATCTACATTAGGTACATATAGGTATCCATCTAAGTACCAGAAGTAAGGTCTCTTATTATACTTGAATGTTGTAGTCTTTGCCATAGAAGCAAAGGTTGGTCTCTCTGTCTTGAACAACTGTGTAGTTCCATCTATAGAACTTACCAAACGTATAACAGGACCCATAGCTCCATCAAACAAAGTGGGTAATTTTTCTTTGCTTCTTTTAAAGTAACATCCAGAATAAACCCCGGTACAACCCGCTTCTATCTTATCAACATCTACAAGCTCTACATATGGCAATACAGAAAACAATGAACTGATCTTCATCAATCTGTATTGGTTGTCTTCTCTCTTAAGAAGAGTCTTACCGTATTTACTTATAGCAAAGTAGATATTCCTATCAGTTAGGAAGGCATCTTCCTTTACAGCTTTAAGTGCGGCTCTGACTCTTGTTATTGCTTCTCCAACAGTTGTCATAGATCAAATTCATTATATGTACTCAACTGAGCATTTTGCTCTTTTATATTCATGTTTTTTAAAGTAATAGCTGTGTAGAGTTTCCTGAGTTTCTTTGTTGCATCAACTTGAACATACATGTTCCAGTTTTCAGGATACGCTTTAGCCACCGCTCTTTTAAAATTCCTACATGCAGTAAAGCTCCAACATTCTCTGAAGGCAAACTTATACTTGCTTGCATAACTTGTATAAAATATCTTAGCTAGTTTACCATCTGTTTCCCAGTTGTTATTACTAACAGCTATGCCATACTTTTTAGACTTAGCAAAATCTATATTTCTACCACCACTACTTTGACAAGTTGCAATGAATATCATTCCTAGTCCCTCTGGCAACTGTACACCATCTCTTGTTTCAATTACAGTTTCCCAAAGTGTCTCATTGAAGCTCTTGATTAATTCTCTTATCTGAGCTTCAGTGATGTTTTTGTGTTTTGGATGTTTCTCCTTAAACCTTGCAAAGAACTCTTTGTCTATTACGTTCATTGCATCTTGTCTAAACCTTGGAGCTTTGACATCTGGTACTCTAAATTCTCTAGCCATTCTATACTATTTAATATACGAAAAATAATCAAGTTAAGCAAATATACTAAATATAGAAAACCCCAGGCTCATTTGCCCGGGGTTCTCACTTGTCAGTCACAGAAACCAACTAACCGCGACATATCTTAAGGGCAACCTACTTCTAAATACATAAAGGTATCTTTAGCAATACAACCATTAGCATCAGTTACTATTACTTTGATTAGTGAAATTGTTCCACCATTAACAGCTCCACCTGTATCATATTTACAAGTGAAGGTGCTGTTATTACCAACCCCAATATCAGCTAAACCATTTGGTGATGTGAATATGCAAAGATCTAAACGGTCAGCAAAAGACCAAGTATATGTATATGGTGCAGTACCTCCAGTTACATTAGCAAAATATCCTCTAGGTACAACTATACTGTCTTCAATAGTCACATCCATCGGACATGGTATAACTGCATTGACTGTATATGTAGTTGTGTTACCTACAGTATCTACATCTACAGTAACATTATCACCAGCTTCAACTATTGTAATATCAGATTCTGGTTGTGTACAGAAGTAACCAATTATATCTTCTAAAGCAAGATTAAGTGGAGTGTTAGTTAATACAACATCATCTAATCCACACTGTAAATCAGGTCCAGTATAAACCACACACGCTGCATCAAATACTTCTGAGCATGGTTGTGCTTCTGGACAATCTACTGGGGTAGGGCATGGTGGTGGTGTAGTAAGAAATGAATCTCCACACCCACAGCTAATATTACTGCATCCACAGTTTGTACAATTATGTGCCATAGTTTCTTATTTTATTCTTTGAACACTTAATTCAATCACATCACCTACTGTAGATAAGTAATCAAAGTTGGTTGTATTCATAATTTTTAAACAAAGTGTATCTCCTGCAGTAAAGCTATACCCAATCAATGAGCTAGAAATATCTGCATGCTTTTGTACTACAGCTGGAGTATAACTGTTGATCACATAGTACTCAGGACTAGTTGCTCCCATTAATCCGGCTACCAATATCCCCGGTACTGCGGCATCATACCATCCAGTACCTGCTGGTTGAGTTAAGTGAATTCTGAAAGAGACGTTGTATCTTCCTGTAGCTGGACATGTCCATACTCCTGTTCCTGCATTGTATGCTGTATCATCATCATATACCATATTAGGAATAAAGATAGGTGCATCACTTAGTCTAGATGTATTAAGACCTGGTACCTCTTTAGGTATTCCCGGAGGTGTTCCTGAAGCTAGCATTCCGCCAAATGGTGTAGCCGTTACTGTGTATGTAGTATCATAACCTACTGTAACTGGAGTAACTGTAATACCTGTTCCTGCTGCTACAATAGCTTCAAGTCCATTTACTGTATAAGTAGTGACTCCTGCCACTGGTCCTGCCGGTGTAATAGTGATGTTATCTCCTGCTACAACTACAGTATCTTTTCCATCAATTAAATAGTCTGTTGTTTGATTAGCACCTACTACTGTTACTGTAGGAGTTACTGTAATATTATCTCCAGCTGATACAGTAGTGTCTGCTTTTCCAGCATTACGTACATCACATAGGGCAATCCAAATATTTAAAATTGCATCTGCTACTGTAGTTGGTGTTCCAATATAAGCTGGATACTGTCCAAGCATTGTAGTTCCCGGAGAACTATACTGAGCAGCTAAGGCATCATCAAGAGCAGAAACACATTGACTTGTTACTGCTGTAGACAAATCACTGTATGTTCCAAAAGTTTGTTTGTATGGACACCACTCATCATTAATAAATGCTTCTAATACAGTATCAATTGCTTGAACAGACAATGCCGGTAAAGTACTGATTGCACATTGAATTGTAAATGTTGGCAATGTAAATACTGGTACTGGTGCTGACTCAAGAGCAGTAACTCTAATATCTAATGAATTGATCCCCGCATTGATAATTGTAATGTCTGTTATAATATCACAAATTCTTGTAGCAATTATATTGACATAGTCTATTAATCCCACTGTACCACCACCCAGACAAGGTGCAGCCGTAAGCAAGTAATCTGATACCAGTGCGCTTGAGGTTGTGCTTTTGCCTGGGGAAGTTGTACTGGTTGTTGTAGTTGTAAGATCAATATTTTCTAGTGCACAAATCTTGTCAATCAACAATTGAATCAACTGATCAAATGTAGTTGGAGGACATGCAGCTAGATTAAAACATGCTAAGTCATAAGTAGTAACATTAGTCTGGTCAAGAAGCGTACATAACTCTGTGGCCAACTTGAATATTACATCGGAAATTGTATCACCAGTACATAGTTTGATACAAGGAATATTAGGTCCAGACCAAATCACGCAATTACTTGCGGTTGGTGTACATGGTGAGTTATCTAAATTTAACGGTCTCATACTTTACATATATTTATAATATACAAATTATTCTCAAGAATTGCAAGGAGGTGGTGGTGTAAAGGTTGTATTACAACCACATCCATTCACTCCTTGACATACATAGTTAGGGTTAACTAGTATGTCTAGCATTAGCATCTCATGTTTGATTTCCCATCTCATGAGTTCATCTGGGCAACAGTTTGCAATTCCATATCTTTGTTCTAATACATCTTTATACATCCATTCAGAGAATGCACATTCTACTGTCTCATAGTATTCAGTAGTACAAGCTGCAGTTCCGTACCCGGGAGTTACTGCTCTGTATAGAATAGGTGACGGTTCTGGTGGACATACATTAAGTGTACAGTCACCATAATTAATAACATCATCTGGGTTAGCATTAGTAAATGATAACATACATGTCTTAGCTGTAGTTACTCCTAATGCTAATGGTGGAGTAAAAAGTAACGTTCCGCTACAATCATAGTAGTTAAATCTTCTACCAGCACCTACATTATTTGTTACTGTTTGACATTGACATGTGTTGTTTGCCAACATACATTCAGAACAAGTAGCATAAGCGTTCTCAGGTAATATAATACCACCTTCTTGACCTCCTTCTATTACTTTCCAACATTCACCTGGGCAAAACTGCAGAGTAATATATTGACCAACAAGAGCAGATAAGTCTGTTACAGTATAAATTATATTTGTACCATCTCCACACTTAATAAGTGTATAGTAAGTAGCATTACATGCTGGACAATCAGTATAACTATTAGTTACAATTACTGGTTGATTTGACGGTGGCGGAATATCTAATTCTTCAACAGTCCAACATCCACCACAATCTATTTCAACTGTTAGACCCACATATGTAGATAGGTCTGAAGTAGTATATATTACGTCAAGCGTGGTACATTCAGTAAGCTTGTATCCTTTTGGTGTAAGACAGTCTGTACAGTTTATATATTCAAACTGAATTGTTACATTTATTGCGCAAGGACAATCAGAGACTTCATCAAGGGTTACCGTCCAACAGGTATCAGACCCTTCTATCTGTATACTTTGTCCAGTACCAGCATATGGTGCTAAGGATTGATTTACTGATGTTATGGGATCTACTATACCCTGACAGTCAGTTAAAGTATAACAACCTGGACAAGTAGGCTCTCCGTTTATATCAGAGCAAAGTCCGAATAGATTAAAAGTAGCAGTTCCTGCATCTATGATACCTGATAGACACATCTTATCTGATATCTCATTACTAGCAAGTACGATAGTAACAGTATTACCATCACAATCTAAAGCTGTAACAGTAGTTCTTATACTACCTGCAGTAAATGTATAACACTCACATGGATTACAAAAAGCTTGACAGATTGGTTCAGCACAAGTTGGTTGTAATTTTAAGTCACCTTCATCTACAAATGGGAAAGGTGTAATACTTTCTATTCTAGTTAAAGTATAACATCCAGGAACTAACGGTCCTACTGATGGACCTGTGTATGAATATACACCACCTTCTACAATAGTACTTGGTGTAAGAAAAGAATATATAAGCGGTGTTCCTCCACAACATGCATCAAATTGATATGTTATATAGTTTGGTGGAAATGGAGGTGTTGCTGCTATACCACATGCTTCACATGTTGTGAATGTTTCATACGTTGCTGGACCAAGACTTGGAGGCCAAACAATAGTAGTATCAATAAGAGTATCTGAAGCTCCTGGATCTACATGATAGCATACACCCAGAAACTCAGCAGGAACCCCTGTTAAGAATCTGATAAAGAACCCTGGGTATCCAGCAATTCTTTCATTACTAATAAAAGCAATAGAAGACTGTTGTCCACAAGGTATTACTGGGTAATATGCATATGCCATTTTACTTAGGTTTTCTTGTATCTATTTGGTCCCCATGCGCTATGCTGAGGAACAGTAATCATTGGTTTAGCCAATGGTTTTAAAGTTCTTTCTTTTGCTCCAGCTTCGTATCTAGCAATACAGTTAGCGCATACAGCAACACCATCTGATGCTTTTCTCTTTTGACATCCACATGATAGAGCAGCTTTGCAGTTTGAACAGTTTGACATAATGTTGGTTTTTATGATTAACAATTTTTACAATCAAATTTATTCAAAAGTTTGATTGCATAGTTATATAAGCTCATACCTTTTTGTGGCTCATGACAAAATTCTACTTTAGCTTTAGCAGCATCTAAGTACATTCTAATCATTCTCAGTCTTTCTAGTTTCTCCTGAACTTTAGCTGGTGGCTCACATGCTGCTAAATCTAGAGCACATAATGCCTTGTTGTATCTAATAAGAGCTTGTGTAATTCTCAAATGATTGTACTCTACATACACTACATCATTTGGAGACACGCTGTACTTTATAATATAGATACCGTCTGCTAGTGGTACATAGGTTGTCCCACATCCTGTAGACTGCAATCCTAAATCACATGCTGTAAGAATCTGGGTAAACCCTGGAGTTACATCAATCTGATTTGAATAAGCAAAACCTGGTACTGTTACATTCAGTGTAGCACAGGTAACAGGAACTAGAGTAGCATAAACACTTGTATCATTGATTGACAAGATACAGTTATTCATTACCGTAGGTACCTCTAAACTTAATACATGATTTGCCATGGGTATGATATAAAAAGAAAGGGAGAGAAGAGTTTGGAACTCTCACTCTCCCGATCTTAGTTTATGATAAAATTAATTAACCACCATGTCCTGGTACAACTGGAACAACTGGTTCACATGCACCTGGGCAGCTGTACTCTTCAAATTCACAAAGAGTACCACAGTTACCCAACCAGTCAATAATGTCTGTTTCAAATGTCGGGATATCGGTATTAGTGATGAACTCAAGTAAGTACTGATCATTGTCAAATGTACCTGAAGGGTTATTGAAACGTGGAACATTGTGTAACAAGTAGTACTTAGTATACAATGCATTACGGTCAATAACATTTACAATCTGGTTTCCTTGAGTGATCTCTCTGATACGGAAGTCACTAGAGAAGAAGTTCTGACGGTATTTCTCAGAAAGAATCAAGTCACGTAGAACTGTCTCACCAAATCCATTTGCTTGTCTTGGCTCACATTCTGTAATAACACATACTCCGTTAAACAAACATGGGTCACCATTCAAATCTACTTCAGAAGCGTACAAACGTACAGGCTCTTTTTCATAGAAGTCAGATACTTGGAAAGTACAATCACCAAACTTAGTATCAACATAAGCTCCGTTAAGAATCAAACCTGCACATGCATCAGTAATATGTCCTGTAGATACATAGTGATCCCAAGTGTTTCCAACTGGTTGTCCAAACATATCCAATGTTCCTGGCTTGTACCAAAGACCTCCAGTTTCATCAACTACAATTGGAAGAACAAATGGATTAACTATTGGATAGTCTACAATTCTTTGAGCCCATCCAATCATAACTAATGTAGAATCTACTGGAGTTGGGATAAGAATAGTAGTAGGATCACCATCATCATCAACACAACATCCTGTGTAGTAATCAGCAAGGATATAAGCATTGTGATTTAACAAACGTAGTGCTGGAGAACCTTTGATGTCTACACGTAGAGTGTAGGTTTCACCACACAAGAATTGCTTGCAACAGTTAGCACCAATCCCAGCAGTTACAGTAAAGGTAGGTTGAGTACCTGTTCCATCAGTATAAGGAATAAGTTCTGTAGATGTAGTTACGACATCTAAAGTTACCCATCCTGTTCCACCATCTGTAATTTCTACAAATGTTACGTTGTTTCCAGATACTGTAATTGTAGCAATAAGTCCAGATCCGGTTGGAGCAGTTGTGTCAACTAATGGAATGTCAGTGTAAACACCATCAACCAAGTCAACACCATCATTAGTAATTGCAAGTGACAAAGCACGTGAACTAGTATAAGGTGTGTGACCAATGTTGATTACATTGTTAGATGGTTCACAAGCATCTGCACGGTAGAATCTTGATACATACCTAGGGTTAACCATTTTAGACTTGTTAGTCTCTTGGTAACCTCCAGCAAATGGACCAATCTTGTCATTAGCATAGATAGCTGAACCAGCAAAATAAATGCTGCAACAGTTATCAGTAGATGTCCAAGATTTGTTAGCATTAGCTCCTGTAGAGTAGAATGCTCCAAAGTAACCTGAGTTGTAAGTATCAAAATTCTGCATTGCATATGTATGCAATTGATTCAATCCATAAGTAGGAATTGAATGTTCTGTTGTTACGTAACCCTCATCAGAACTAACAAGTCCTGCAGGCAACTGAATATCACTTACAGTTGTTCCTGTTCCTAAAAACGTTTTGTTAAACGCGTGATTAAAATAAGCCATTGTTTTTGTTTTTAATTAATAAATATATACACTATAATATAAGGAATCTCTTTTAGATTTCCAAATTATTTCAAGAAAATAAGTTTGTACTTAGCGGAGTTGATGCTATCCTTTAGAGTATCAAGTGAATTTACAAGTTCTGAGTAAGGCATCTTACCTTGTAAGCTAGTTACCATCTGATACATGTCTCTTAGATAACTGATACCATCTTCTACGGATGAAAGTGATCTTGGTGATACATCTGTGTAACTAAGTAGCTTTTCAGAAGCTCCTTGATATCCTTCAGCCAAAGCATCAGCATGTCCAGGTAACGCATCATATAAATCATTCAATGCTGTGTGTGCAGCAAATGATCCTGCACCAGTTACTTTAAGGTGTAGTTTGTGAAAGCTTGTTGCAGCATTCATTAACTCTGATACACATGCTGCAGTCATAGAATCAATTGATCCTCCTGCTGGTGCTGAATAACTTGCTGCGGGGGCAGAGTCTCTTTTTAACATTCTAGGTTTGTCCATTTTTTAGTTATTACGTTCAGCAGTCTCAGAACCTCTGGAGAATTGGCTTCCTGATTCTATATCTCCAGCAAGTATACTAGCCGCCTCATCAATTAATACTTCAATTATATCATCTTTAAATTCACATTGTATATTTGTAACGGACTGTAATCCCGTGTACGGATCTACACAACCTTGAACTTGAATCTTTCTTGGTTGTCTGTAATAAGTCAGTGCTATAGATGATACATTGAATTCATCATTAGTATAAACATAAATCTTATTATTTTTAATAGTAGCAAAAGTTTCTGCCCATTCAAAGCTAGGTTTCTTTCCATCATCTCTGAGCAACTGACTTAAGTTAGCTTCTTCAGCTAAGTAAACTACCATACGTCTATCAGGACAACATGAGTTTGAAGCATAAGTATCTACTCTTTTCCATTGAAAATAATCTTCTGGAATACCAACTGAATAAGAGATTTGCTCATTATTGGTTGGCAGATCTGTTGTAATGAGTAACGCTTGGAGGTCATCAATTCTTCTTGTTGATTCTTCATCACCTTCCTTAACTATATTCAAACCATGAAGCTGTCTTCTAGACCACTCTACCTGAGCTTTATTAAATGCCTCAACTATCTGCCAACATTCAATGTTGTCATAGTCCTGAGAATCTAATTTATTCAGGCGTTGTTTAATCTTTATGGTTAATACACTATTTAGCATCTTAATTATTTATAAGGTGGATTCCATCCTTCTTTTTTTGGTTTACTTTTAGATGCTGCCCAAAGTCCAAGACCACCAGCAATACCTACACTAAGACCAAGTCTTTTTTTCCACTTTGCAGCGTCAGCTTTGATCTCTTCTCTAGTCATTGGTTTTTCTTTTGACTTCTTTTTAGAATCAGTTTTCTTTTTAGAAGAAGTTTTTTTCTTATTAGTAGAAGTAGATTGGGCAGCCCGTTCAGGTTTATTAGCAGTAGATGATTTCTTTTTACCTGTTGAAGATCTTTTAGTTCTAGCAACAGTTTCTTTTACAGTCTTATCTTGAGCGGCACGCAAGTCTGCAACAGTTACAAGTCTAGGCTTTGGAGCTTCTACTTTTGGCTTGTTTGTCTTAGTATAAGTTCTTTTAGGAGCCGTTTCTAATTTAGGCTTAGCATCAAAGGTAGCTGTATTAGCAGCATCTTTCTTTTTTTGAGCATCCCTTTTCTTTGTGAATTCTTTTTCAGCTTTAGCATACTCAGCTGCTTCTTTTTTAGCTTTTTCAGCTTTTAGCTGAGCTGTTGTTTTTTTAGGAGCTATAGTCCTTGGAACAGGAGCAGGTTTTGCTACTTTAGCTGCAGGAGCTTTTTTTACTGCCGCAGCTGCTTTTTTATTGGCTGCCGTAATAATGTCTTGTGCCATAGTTAAAGCAGGAACCTTTCTAGTAGACGTAGCAGCTTTCCCGGTTTTTGCAGCAGCAGAAATTCTAGAAGCTGCTCCAGTAGCTTTAGTTGTAGTTTTAACAGTTCTTGCAGCTCTTATTGGTTTTGCAGCAGTAACAGCTTTAACACCAGACGCAACTGTCTTTACTATCTTTCCTTTGTTGGCTTTAGGTAATGAACTTTTCATAACTCAATTATTTTTTTCTTTTATTTTTCTTAGCACCTGCAATTCTATCAGCAGCTGTAGCTTTGTTATATGGTGGAGCTAGTGCAGCAAACCTTGCAGCTTTAGTAGCACCACCAACTGCCATCTTGCGTTCCATAACACATCTACCATTAGCATCTCTAACCATACCACCTTTGCATGATGTCATTACAGCACGGTTTTGAGCAAATGATTGTGTTACTCCACCTGTAGCATATATCTTTCTTACACCAGATGTATTAGGAGGAAGAGGTCTAGTAATATTAGGTTTAACCTGCATACCAGAATCAGCTTTTTTAAGTTTAGGTTTTGCAGTTCCACCATTTTTAAGCATGCGTCCTTCTTGAGTTCTTGGGTTATTACCATACATAGGCATACCAACAATACCAGTTGTACCACCAGCTTTAAATCTTTTAGATTTCATAAGTTCTTCAGCTTTTTGTTTTTCATATTTTCTGTTCCACCTTTTATCCTGGCGGTCCATTTTTCTTTCAGCTCTCATACCCTGTCTAACTGTTTTTTTAGAAACAGGATCCTCAGCAGTACCGCCAGCTTTCATTCTTTTTGCTCCACCACATTGAGCACATGCCATCTTTGCCATGATTATTTCTTTTTGGTAGTTAACCGTTTAGAACTAGTTGCTTTTGAAGATGTGAAAGGTTTTCTTGCTCTCTTCTTCATTCTATTGATAGTATCTAAAGCACCTTTTCTATCAGTCTTAGACTTTGTAGTTTTATACATATTACCTCCCGGTAACTTTTGTTTACTTACAACAGTAAAGTTTTTCTTACCTGCAGCAAATCCTGTAGTATCAATACTCTTTTCAAAGTGTTTTGTTGTTTTTAATTTATGAGGAGCGTTTATGTCATAGTTACTACTTGTGACTTCATATCTAGGTCTACCATAAGCAGTATACTCTTTTGTATTCGTGTGAACATTAGATTTATTAAATTTATCTTTTTTTCTTGACACAGTGTCATACTTACCTTTTGCATCAGTATGTTTATGCAAAAGCTCGTAGCTAACACCAGGCTTGAGTACTTTAAAACGATCTGTAATACTATTTGGTGATAGACTCACTTTTTTAGAAGAAGTTTTCTTTTTAGTAGGAGTGCTTTTTTTCTGAGTTTTTGTTGTTGCCATGATTATTTCTTTTTAACAGTTTTCTTTTTAACAGTTTTCTTTTTTTGAGCAGCTTCCTTTTGTAGCATACCTGTACCCTTCTTCATGGTATTTAAAGTTGATTTAACTTTGCTTCTTGGTATAGTCCAAGAATTGTAAGTTTTCTTCCCCTCCATTCCATCTGAAGGATCTGTTTTTTTCTGCTTTATGGTAAATTCTTTTTTACCTTTTGAATAACCAGTGGTATCAATAGAAGTATACTTACTTGGTAAGGAAACAACTCTATCTCCACCAACATTTCTAGTATGTACTAACCCGTGACTTGTACTTCTTACAACTCCTTTTTTATTTGCAAAGTATGTTCTATTATGCTTATCGGTCTCACCTTCTGATCTTTTGACATCCCAATACTTATGACTATAAGTAGGTTTCTTAGCAGCAGGTTTTTTAGCAGCAGGCTTCTTACCTCCTTCAAAAACCTTATTATAAATCTTTTTTCCGCGTGCAGTTTTTCTTTCAGAAATGACTTGCTCATTACTTTTTCTTACTGCTGTAAAATCTCCCATTTTATATAAATTTAACAGTTCCACTTTCTTAAAGACTTGTTAATCCTTGAGTTAGGATCATTAGCTGTCTTTGCACTTGTTAGTTTTTTCTTCATCCCTGACATTCTGCTACAGAAAGACTTGCGTCTACCTGCTGCTTCACTTCCAGGTTTAATCTTTGAAGGTTTAGTAGTTACAGCTGTCTTAAGTTTACTACCTGGATTAGCTGCTCTGTAGCTTGCTACTCCTTTTGCATTCAGGCCTCCCTCTGGATTCTTACCTTCTTTGCGTGTCCAAGCTGCAGTGCTTCCACCAGACTTCATCTTTGACAAGCCTTTACCTTTATAGTCATAATCAGGATTCTCTCTGTGCCATCTTTTAGTATCTGCTACACCCTGTTTAATTGTCTTTGCTCTTCCTTTGGCAGTAAGATCTATTGTATCCCATTGCCCTTTATCTTTGGTTGGGTGGTTGACCATAATGTTGCCAACCTTTCCCTCACCTCTTTTTGTAGTCTTCTTGTATACTACATGTTTTTCTCCACCTGCAGTAACTTTAACTTTAGGAGATTTCATTATTGCTTCTCTTTAAGCTTTTTGATACCAAAGTAAGCTCCTGTTCCCGCAGCTCCTGCTCCAAGAACACCACCCACTACACTACCAGCTTTCTCTTTAAAGTTATCCCAAGCTCTAGCTCTTTTATTCTTTCTTTGAGCACGTGCAAAATTACATCCTCCGCGTTGCGCTTCAGGTAGTGAACTCATATTGTTTATAATAGATCCTTTGCTAGCTTTCTTTAATTGAGCTTCTTTAACATCATTAAAGTGCTTAAGTGGATTTGTTTTCTTTTGTGCTTTCATAATTATTTCTTTTTAGCAACTGTAGGTTTTTTTATTGGGGTAGGCTTTTGAGCTTTTTTAAGAGCTTCTCTACGTTTTCCTTCAGCCATGTAACGTTTCTTCTGAGCATCATATTGACTCATTGCAGCAGCTGTTGTACCAAGACCAGCTAAGCCAAATACTTTTAAGAAAGCGCTATCAAACCCATTAGGATTTTTAGCAGCCTTCTTTGCTTTCTGTACAGACTTAACAGCTTTGTAAGTTTTCTTAGTAGCCTTCGCTCCAGAAACTAAACTTTTAACAATCTTACCTAAACTAGCTTTTTCTAAGTTTTTCATGACTACTTCTTTTTGATAGGTGCAGGCTTTTTAACAGCTGTAGGTTTTTTAGCAGTGGTTTTTTTAGAGGTAGGTTTTTTCTTTTTACCAAGTGTTGCTTCACTAAGCATTCCTGCACCAAGTACTCCTAGACCAATACCTATTGCTTTAAGTTTAGTTTTACCAACAGCGCTTTTACTATCAGGCCCAAATTTTCCTTTTTTGAATCTTGCCGCAGCATCAGCTTTTTGTACTTCACTGGATTTCTTAACACTTTCAGAAACGTTTTTAGCAAATTCATTATCAAAAACTCTATTGCTATATCCCTGGGGATTAGCTTTACTCAAAGTCTTTGCTGTTTTATATCCTTGCTTAGCTCCTTTTACAGCACCACGAAGTGATTTAACAATAGTACCAAGACCTGCCTTTTTTAATTTTTGTGTTTTCATCTTATCTTTTTTTAGCCATTGCTTTAAATGTCTTAGCCAATGCTTTACGCTTTGGTGTACAAGTAGGTTTTGTCATTGGAGTACAAAAACCTTTATGTTTAGGGTTAACTGCTTTTTGAATCCAGTTTTTATCTTTAGTAGACCCACCATTTTTAAAACCTCTGCGTAGTTTATTTTCATCCTTTTGTCTTTGCATAGCTTCTCTTTCCTGATCAGATACCATTTGACCATTTACAAATGGATTAAGTCCTCTGATAAGATCAGCTTCTTTAGGAGCATTAGGTACAGCAACTGGAGCTGTAGACGGATACCACTTATCTAACTTTTTAACATCCTTCTCATTAAGTGGTCCTTCATAAACACCACGACCATATTGAGCTTTCTTCAAAGTCTTCTTATAAGCACTCATGGCACCACCAGCTTTTTTATAAGCCATGGCTTGGTTGTCATTAAAAGTCTTAAGTGGATTGCTAATAGTTTTTTTAGTTGCCATGGTTATTTCTTTTTAGCAGTAGCTCTAATCTTCTTCTCTTGCTTAATCATTGCTTGAGTAGGTTTCTTTCCAGAACCTTTAGCAGCACGGATGTTATCCCAGAGACCTCTCTGGGAATAACTACCGTCTTTTCTTTTAAGCATTTGCTTAGCCATTATCTCATTCTTGTAGATGGCTCAGCATTTTTTGGTGCTGTGCTAGTTCCTCCTACTCTACCTTTAGCAACTGTCTGTACAGTAGCTGCTTGGTTAAGACCAACATATGTTCCTTTGCTTCCCGGAACTGTTTGCACTTGAATGCTTGCATTTGGGTTCTTAAGTTTCCCTGTTGTATAGTTTTCCATCTTATTTATTTTTAGGTTTTGCTGTTCTTGGAGCTTTGCTAGTTCCTCCTACTCTACCTGTTGCACGTTTAGCTGCAGTAGCTTTAGGATTAACTTTAGGTCTAACTCCTTTAGATCCAGGTTTAGTTTGTTTAGAAACTTTAGCATTGGGATTCACCATTCCTCCTGTTTTGTACTTAGCTTTTGTAGCACCGCCTCTTTTTTGAATTGGAACTGCTGGTCTAGGTGTCATGGTTATTCTATCATTTGCTACAGCTTTGCGTTTTTCTATTTCTTTCATAACAGCAGGTTTGGTAGCATCCATCTTTTTATAGTAAGCATCTATATCACTACCATACAAATCCTTGTTATCATTATAAAACTCATTTGTAGCTTGGTGATGAAAACTATAGTTAGGATCTCTGTACTTATTTGCAACTTTGTTACCAAACACTGCTCTATCGTCATTAGGAGCAACAAACCTTGCAGCTGGTATTGGATTTTTACTACCGTAATCTGCAACTTGTCTTGCTGCAAATTCTGGCAAAGGACCTTCCATTCTACCAGTACCGCCTCCTGGTTGATACTTCTTAATACCTCCTGTTCTATACTTGGCAACACCACCTTTTTTCTTTACTGACTTTGGTACATTGGTAGCTTTTTCTCTAGCAGATTTAATAGTAGATTGCAACTTTAGTTTTCTTTCCTCTGAAGCTTTCTTTTCTTTTATGCGCTTAACTGCATTTTTGATCATGTTAGCTCCTGCTGCTGCCATAGCAGTTACAGGGATACCAATACCTAATGCAGGTCCAAGTTTCTTTTTACCTGACGTATCATTATACCCACCAGCTTGCGCTTTCTTCAACTTTGGCTTAGCCGTAGTCTTAGTGGTTTTTTTCATTGTTGCCATTATACATAAATTAAGAATTCCAAAGTTTTTCAATTTTCATATTGAGATCCTTAAGAACATCTTCATTTAAAGGGTTTCTCAAGTACTCAATAACATCAGATGTATTTCTACCTAACATTGCTCCTGACTGAGTATGATAGATATAACCATCCGGCTTATTAATAATATACTTAAAAAATATGGAATCTTTGACAATTGCTTTGATTTTTAATGTTTCCATATCTAAAGCGGCAGCATCTAGGAAACCTTTAGCAGATCTTTCCTTATTACCTTCTGAGCCTTCACCGTTGATATGTCTATCCATATTGTCATAGATAACATCATTTGGAGTATACTTTTTATATTGTACACTAGCTGTATCTACTGCCTTAGCAATGTAGAATAGCTTAGTGCTGTTCTTATCAAATAATTTCTGAAGTTCAGCAAGTGCTTTGTTACGCAACTTCTTGTATTCAGTTCTAGCTCCTGCAGTTTCTTGAGCTTTATCTAAATAAAACTTTGGTGGAATAGCTCTTGATCTTGCTTCATCATAACTTCTTGATACAAGAGAAAATCCTCCTGCTTCAATTGCATGAAGTTTAATTCTATCAAATGGATCTTTAAGATCTAAGAATACTGGATCATTACCACAAGACAAACTGATCTTATTCCAAAACTCCGCATTGTCTGGTCTTAGTAATTTTACTTTAGTCCAGAACTGTGGATCATCAATCTCAAGTACGTTAGCTGCCAAGTCTCTTTCTAAGTCAGCTACCATTGTTCTAATCTCTTTAATCTTTGCTTCTCTTTCTTCAGGGCTTTTAATCAGTTTAATTTCTGGTGCAAATTCATTTAGTCCTGTGACATACTGAATAACACCATTTCTTTCTAGACAAGCTAATTGTTCAGTATGTGTTACACCATCAAATAGTGATAGACCGTACTGTTCTAATCCCATGTTAGATACTGAATTGTCAAAATATGGTTTAACAGAGATATTACTTTGTTTAGTGTCTCTGGTTTCTACCATTGTAAAAGTTGCATTTTCCATTTTGTTGTTGGTTTGTTGGTTTAAATTGTTGGTTTGTTAAAACAGGGAGAGGAGGGAATTTACGCCCTCCTCTATGTTTTCTGATTATATATTAGAATGATCCACCAGTAATTGGATTTCTCATAACAATCTTAAGGACTTTAGTTGGATCCTTAACCCAGATAGCTGGCATTGTTTGAGACATCATTACACGGTATCCATTGAATTGGCCAGAAGACTGGAACCCTTGAGTACGGCCCATGTAATCCATTGTACCATTTTGATACCACCACTTCAATTGGTTATCCCAAGACAACTTCAATAGGTAGATGTTATCATTTGTATTATCAGTGATGTCAAAGATAATGAATGAATAAGAAGACAATGGGAAACCATCAATGATAGGGTTCTCAATATCATTCGTGTGAATGTTGTCAAATGCTGGGTTCAACACAAACTTAACGTTAGCCAAGAATGGAATAACATAAGAAGTGTAAGCAAATCCAAAATTCAAATCCATTCCTTTACCAGTGATTGCACCGATATCAGCAGCCTGAATCAAAAGACCAGATGAGATAGCCTCACGCTTGATAGCTTCATTTACCAAACGCATACCACCCATACCAGTTTGAACAACTAGTGAACGCTTAGGATCTGGACCTTGGAACTCAACCTTACCATTGAAGAAGTTGTAGATTTCTCCACGGAACAAATCAAGGTTAAAGTTATTCTTGTTGTAGATTCTCTTGAATGAGTTATCCAACTGTTTCCAAAGACCTACAGACAATCTGATATCATCTGGACCATCCTGGCGTACTCTACCTCCTTGTCCCCACATCAAGTAAGTCTCAATGTCAGATGCAACCTTAGAAAGGTGAGCTGCTTCCATGTTTGTCAAGAATGTTCTTGAAAGGTCTCCGTTATCAAAAGCTTTCTTTACAGAATCTTTACCCATAACTTTAACCATATCCTCCAAAGATGTAACTGAAGGATCAAGGTTTTTGTTGAATGTTCTCCAGATCTCAGTTACAGGAACTGTACCATCTGCATTCATTCCACCTTTAATCATCAAGTCAGCACGGCTAGAGATAGAATAGTGAACGTGAGCTTCAGCTCCCCCTACGTAGTTGTAGAATTCACGGAATCCAGCGTTAGTAATGATGTCAGAGAATCTTTCACCATACTCACCTCTTGCAGAACCTTTACGGAAGATCTTAGTACCACTAGCAAGATACTTGTTGTCAAGATACTTGTAGTTGTCATTGTTTACCAATTGTACGGTATAGATAAATCCATCTCCAATAGGAAGGATATCATCTTGTGTTACGTACATCTCAACACCGTTGTACTTGTCATAGGTAAGGATATCACCATGACCAAACTCACGTCTGTTAAGTTTAATTTTGAATGTGTTACCATCTACACCTTTGAAGTCATTGAGTGGCTCAATATCTTCAACAACGTAAGGTAGGTCAATAGAGACCGGAGTCTGCCATTTGTACTCTCCACGAGCATTGTCTACCATGATTACATTCTTCCCTCCAAATGATGACATTTGATAAAGGGGCATTTCTACTTTTTGAGCCATTGCCCAAAGGTCTACTGGACCCAGATCCATAGGTTCTGCGTCTTTCAACATGTTTGTAAGGTGGTATGAATCTACGTGGGACGATGCATTGTATGCCGTGTCACGCAGGAATATACCATTGTTTAAAACTGGAGTTGCCATTTTGTATTTGTTTGTTAATTGTTACTAGTTAAAAGCGTCTAAATATATTGTTACCTCTTGAAAGCGTTTTTGAACTTTTTGAACCTGTTCTTGGTTTATCTTCTTCTTCATGTTGTGTAGAAGAAGTAATCTTTCTTTGTTGTTCTGTTTTAAGTGCTCTTACTGTTTTCTCAGTAGCTGCTTTACCACCTTGCTCTTGAATCTTAGCTTTGTAAGTTTCAGGAGAGGCTAATAGCCAAAGTGCTTCTGCAATAAGGTCATGTCTAGGTTCTACAAACTGATACTTCTCAAGTAAGTGCCCAAGTAAGTTAGTAGGCTTACCGGAAATTGATGGATAGTTTGGTTGAACTAATCCTGAATAAAGCATGCTTTGTAATTTCTTATCAAGCTTTACTCCACCAATTTCACCTGTAGAAAGTGTGTTATACACATTATCTGTGTAAGCTTTTGCTGCTTTTTCTTGTTGTTCTTTCTTTATTTCTTGCTCAGCTAGTTGTCTTGCAATGATTTCATCTTGCATTTTATCTAGCTTTGGTTTAAGCTGATTAGCTTTTTGCTCAAGTCTATCAAGATCTCTCCAATCTTCTATCTCAGATTCAATCTCTTCAGCTGTACCAAATCTTGTAGCATGTAGATATTGTCTTGCAATCTCTTCTTGATCATACTCATTAGTTGGATCCAGTTGACGCATTTCTTCTACATGAGCTAAAGTTCTAAACAGACCTTTAAGATCTTGACCTCCATCTGCTACATACTTTGCAGCATACTGAAGTTCTTCTGGAAGCGCAGCAAAGAATTCTCTTGGAGTGTTTTCTCTAATTTGATTCTCACGTTCTTGGAAGTTAGCTTCAAAAAGTTCTCTAAAATCTTTTGTTGTGTATTCCTCTAAAGGCTTATCATCATCAAAACCTACTAGAGTTCCTTCTTCAATCATTTTAGATGCTAGTTCAGCAAGACCTGATTTATCAACCTTTGGTCTTCCTTTATTACCAGCATCTTCTTCTTGAGAGATTAGACCATCAAGTTCAGCAATAGTTTCTTCTACTTCTTGTTTCTCTTCTACTGTAGTTTTATTATTACTACTAGGAGAAGACGGGTTGTCAAGGAACGTGGTGTCTACATTCTCTTTTGAGAAGATAGACTTGGGTTTTTCATCTTCTTCTCCCGGTAGCATGATATTCTCAGCCCCCGGCATTCCAAAGATTTCATCAATGTTTACATCTGCTTGTGATACCGTTGTACTATTAAGCAATTGCACATCATTTTTTTCTACTGACATCTGTGTTGGTTTTGTTGGTTATTAATTTAATATAAGCAAAATTGTAAAAATAAACTTATGAAATTTAAAACAGAAATATGAATTTTTGCATTATATAGCTAATGTATAACTCTTATTTTCCTTTGTCATATTTATTCTTGTTTTCTCTTGCAATTTGCAGTTGTTTATCAGCAAGTTCTCTTTGTACTTGAAGCTTCTCTCTTTCTATTTGATTCTTCTCAGAGGCCAGCATATTTCTATTAGTATCTCTTTCTCTTTCCAAAGAAGTTTGATGTTGATACTGTTCAGTTGCACGGATCTCTTTCATTGAGTCTTCATAGTCAGACATCTGGTTTTCATTAGTATCTGTCATAGCACCCATACCAGCTGCTCTAATTTCAGCCACAAGAATATCACGCTGTCTATTCTTCTCAGCTTCCAGGGCATCATGATCAAGTTTAAGTTTCTCTTGTTCAGCTTGTGATTTAAGTTGTTGTTCTTGCATTTGCTGTTGAGCCTGTTGTTCTTGTTGTTTAACCTGATTAGTTTTCTCTTCAGATGTTTTAAGAACTGAGTTAAGTTCTGCAATAGAATCAGATTGAATTACTCTACCTAAGTCGTATATACTAGCTCCTGTAGTATTATTGTTTAGAGACATAGACTTAAGTTGTTCTAGAATAGCCCGGTGATTTGCTGTTGTACTAGCAAAGATGTTTAGATCCCGCATAAGTAAATCAGTACCATTGATCTCAAAGTTTACTCTTTCATCTGCAGTTGTCATATACTGAAGTCTAAGAGAAGGTTTAGTAGAATGATAGTACTGAGCTAAGTCTGTACGCATCTGGTGTACTCTTGGCATCAGATAATCACAGTGCTGGATAAAGTAAGTTTCTGTCTGCGCATATGAGGCAGCCACAGCCTGCTCTACTCCTGTTGCAGTTGTCTGTGCTAATTGTTGCCCCATACGCTGAGGATTCACACCAATTACTTCATATGCTTGCTGCTTGAAATAGTTGGCAAGCTGAATTCTTGACATTAATCTATTTGTTTGTTCCAGGTCTAGCTTTTGGAAATGCTGGAAGTTAAGTGCATTTTCTGTATTTGTGATAGATGTATCTAGAGGTAGCATCTGGAAATTCTTCATTGCCACATATGCTTTTGCTAGATTGTTCTTACCCCAGTCTTCACCAGCTGAGTGTCTAGGAAGTGCATTTTGATCTAAGAGGATTACAGTACCTAGTTCATCTACTAAGATATCTGCTATCTGATTGTTCACTATGTTATATCCAATCTGGTATGGCTTCATTAAATCAATAAGCGCAGTAGACTTTGTATTCCTATCTGAGAATACAGCACCCTCTACAGGTAGCTTACATCCGTATAGTGAGTTGTCTCCTTTAAACTGAAACTTAACAGGACCAATATGGTTTCTGTCAGCTCCAAGATAAATAGGTGAGAATCCACCAGGGTTATTCATACCCCAGAATGAAGGAATATTTGGTCCAATCTTAATACCACCCCATACTTCATTGATCCAGATCCAGTCAATGTGTTCACCAAATACTAAGTTATCTTTTGTTTTATTCTTGAAAAGTCTAGTATCATAAACAGGATTGTCTGTTACTTTATAGTCTTCAGTAATAATCTCAGTAATTACTTCACCGTTGTCCATTACTTTGGTAAGGTGACCTACTCTACGTTGTGACTTCCAGTATCCTGTAGTTACACGTAGTAAGTAAGCTGTACCAGCTACATTAAAGTCTTCACCCTCTGACAAGATCTGGGTAATTACATCACCTGCATCAGTGATATTACCGGCAACCATTGATGTATATTGTCTATAAGCAAGTGATGGCATGTTGGTATTCCACTCATGTGTTTTAGTAGCATCATAGAAAGAACCATCATTCTGTTGTCCAGTAATGTTATAACCAGCTGATCTGATAGGATAGATGGCTTCTAAGGCCTCCATTTGATCTTCTGTCATCATGTACCCATACTTGTCAATTACATCAGCTACAGTAAACATATCTGTCTTACCTACCCAGTTAGCTTGAGAGATGTATCTAGCATCAGGTGACTTGTGATAAAAGCAAAGAACCGGATTCCAAAGTTCTACTTCATAATCATCTTCCATCATACGCATATGCCAGAACTCACGGTCTGTAATAAGCATATCTCTAAAACCTCTTTCTTCAAGTTCATCAATTCTAAAACGTTCAACATCTACCTTGTGTTGGTGAGATGCCCATTGTTCTATCATGGATCTGTAATCTTTTTTAAAAAACATTTCAATCTCAGGAAGTGACTTTATGTTCTCCGGTGACATTTGTTGCTGTGCTTCTTCAGACTGTGGATCTAAACCTTGTTTAAGAAGAGCTCCTTGAATTTTCATTTGTGCATCTGACATAAGAACTTCTTCTACAGCAGCACGTTTTTGTTCCATCATCTCATTGTAAGAGAACTCATCTACTGCCCGGTAAGTAAGTTTTGTTGACCTCTTAGCAAATTCAGCTACTAGAACATTAATAACATTAGGTATAATTGGGTAGAACTTAAGTTCAAGAGCAGAGTAATCTTCTTTTGTAAGGGTCTCTACAATGTCTCTCATCTCATTGTCCTCTTCTATGATATAGTCAGTCTTGTCTATAATACCTTTTGCAAGCTTATAGTTCTTCATGAACCTGCGGGCATTCCTACGGATTTGTTTTAAACCGTTCCACTCTAACCAGTCTAAGTTCCAAGCGGCCCATTCCTGGTCTTTATCTTTTTTAGGAATAAATTGTAAAGGTTGGGTAATACTACCCATTCTGTTATGTTGCGCTTTAGCTCCTTTTTTGAGCTGCATTGCATTATATATTTCCATACCTTTTATTTAAAGTTTTTAAATGGTGATCTCTTAATTACTTGGCCGCCACTTCGCATACCATTCCCCATGTGCCGGAAAGGGCTATGAGGTAATTTAAACAAATTATCTGACTTTTGCAAGTTTTTGGCGGCATCATCCATGATGACACGCTTCTGGTAACCTCTGTTTGATTGTTGAATTCTCATAAAAGCAACTAGTGCAGAGAAGGCTACTAGCCTATCCACGTTAAGTCCTTCTGTATAAGCTTGCATTTCTTTAAGGAGCATTGCATCTGGAATACGCTCTATACCATATGTGGTCTTTACTATAGTTCCATCTTCTTTAGTAACTGTATCTAATTCTTCTCTAGTATATTCTATGACATAACTTAGAAGGTGAGTCTTAAATAGTACTCCTGTATTCTTCCATCCATACTCCTGGAATACGTTAGCATTGGCGCCAAGGTCTTTTAAGAACATGATCTGTGTTCTAGGTACTAGATACCTTTGTTTCTTTCTTGATATCATGTACTGGATAAATAGGGAAATGTTATTCTCTATCACCGTCCAGGCATTATACCATTCTATAATTAACTCCAGTCTCTCATGTGTCTTCTTGATGTCATCAAATCTACCACACCATGCAGCTACTATCTTATCTTGTTCTATAAAGTTTTCTACGTCTACGCCACTAATCTTAGTTACTTCTACCGGAGCTTTCATCACATAGATAGAACACAATGAGTCAGATGTATTTGTTTTACCTTCAGATACGGGGTCAATGGATGCATAGTACATACCAAATGTTGGATCTTTTACAGGCCTTTCATATACAATCAGGGTTCCAGTTTTATCTTCTGTCTTCTTAGATATAGGGAATTCAGATATAGGAAGCTTGTTAGTCTCTCTAACTTTTGGTAATCCTTGTTCATCTCTGTAGATTTCTAAGAACTCATATGAGTATTCTTTATCTTCTATTCTCCTGAGTTGAGCTCCTACTAAATGCTGAGGGAATATAGATACCTTTCTATGTTTAAATGCTTCTTCAATGTTTCTTGGATGCTGAGATACTTCAAGCTGATATGCTTCCGGTGACATCTTTTTCTTACACTCTTCAAAGTAATCATCTAGTGCTTGAAGTGCTTCTTCTACTAAAGAGTTACCATAAGCATCTATGTAAGGAGGCATTGACCACTGCTCAGGAATAAACAAACCTGATACACCTATAGTACCTTTACTATCTATCAGATCAGTATCTACAGCATAGATATCAGTACCTTCTGGATTAAGAATCATTTCTTTCAGCGGTTCACACTGGTCTAAGTCTCCAACAGATCCCGCAGCAATGAACATACCTGTAGTTATCATACCTGACTTAAGCGCTGGCTTGATGTATCCAAAGGTAGTATTCATCTTAGGTGCAATCCCGGCTTCCTCATGGAAGAAGTATTTAACTGGACCCCCTACACCATTTGTAGGATCTTTCTCAAATGACATACCTTGAATAGTACCCTTAAGACCTACTTCAGTCTTTCTGTCCCCTTTTCTTACTTCAATCTTTTGCTGCCACATCATGACCTTGTCTGGTGACATAGGTCTATACCATGCAGTATGCTCATTTAAAAAGGCTGCGTATTCAGATAAGAACTTCCATGTACCTTTCTCATTGATGTAATCCTTGAGAGATGCGCCCATCTTAAGAGTAACACCAGCTTCAAACCATTGTTGATTGAGTAGTTTACCGGCATGATAATAAGATGACGCAATCTGACGTTTCTTAAGAATAGCTGAATGCTTATAGTGTAACTCAGCTAACAGCTCATAAAGAGCCATGTGATACTGAGCATCCCGTATATCAGCAAACCCAAATGCTTGTATCTCCTTATTAAAGATAGGTAAGAAGTTAAGCCACATGTAATACTCCCGGGCTAAGAACCATATCTCTTTACCAGACTTTACAATAACACCCTTACGGCATTTTTCTTTCTGATCATCCCAGTAATTAATAAAGTCCTTAGACTTATAGGGGGCTGTACAATATATCTTGTTTTCATTAAACAGTCTACACTGCTCATTAAAGATCTTACTGCTATCCTCATTAAAGTTGTACTGACCTGGCTGTTTGAATATGCTAACAATAAAAACCCTGAACTCCTCTCTTGTAACAAAGTCAGTAGTAGTCCAGGTACCATTATCCCAGGTTGGTATGTCGTTCCAGAAATCCATTATGAGTCATACGCTAATCCCTGACCACCTCTTACTTTGCTTTGCTGTTCATCCTGCAGGTCTTTGTATGCACCCTTAAATGATTGTCTAATTGAGTCAAAGTCTTTTGCCATAGCTCTAATCTGACCTATGTTACCGTCTTTACCATCAGTAATTTGAGTAGTAGCTAAGTATCTTGCTATTCTGTCTAGAGCTTTCTGCATACCATCATACGCGCGGGAGGTAGGTGTCTCATATAATCTTGCACAGAACTGCAGTGCGGTATAGATATCTTTATCTTCCGGGGAAAACTCTGCCTCTATCTGATCTAAGATTAAGTCTTCTTTATCCAATGCTGGAGTATGAAAGAATACATTCAAATCAGGATTTGGACATGTCATATAAAACAAGTACAAGTAGATCTTGAGATAATCATCTGGATAGTTATCCATGATATCCTTAAGTGCTTTCATTGTAAAACAATGCTCTGTAGGTACAACTACCCCATTCTGCACGTCAAATAATCTTACTATCATTTCTTTTTAATTTAAAAAGGTAAGTTTCCTTTTTGTATTTTTTTTGGTAAACCAAATAAGTTTCTTAGACCATCCCAAAATCCAGATGCAAAATATCCACTGCGAATTATATGGGAGTCTTTACATACTATATATCCATTATACTGAGTACTGTTCTTTTTAAAGTAACAAAATACTTTGCCCTTGTATTTCAATATCTTAATAGTTTTTATTTCTTCACAGTGAAACCAAGCAGGGTTACCTAAGTAATTGGTTTCAATCTTATAAAATCTCATAGTCATTTCTTTTTAATTTGGTCTCTGTTATCATATAGCCAGTTAATGATGGAGATAACCTCATCTGCAAGATATGGTACTTCCATTTGTATAACTTCTTTAATTACGGGATCTCCATTTGATGAATACTTAATAATAGGATAGCCGTATTCATCTGTTCCTTCTTTTTCAAAAAGCACATGATGGATGTATATCTTACCCGGTTTAAGTTTACGGTTATGCTTCAGTATAATATACATATAAATACTCAGCTGCAATGCATAGTGGTTGAAGTTACAATCATCTAGATGACTTATAGGATGAGACATTTTATCTGATATCCCTTCCCAGTTCTTAAATGATTCTTTCTTAATCTCCTTGTTAGTTTTGTAATCAATAATGTTTACTTTACTATTGACTACTTCTACTAAGTCAGACTGTCCACATATGCCCGCAGACTTAATATAGACCATATGCTCTGGGTATATACCATCTGTAAGCTTTTGTTCAGGTGCCCTTTTTTGAGAATCCTCTTCAATAGGTTTATAGATTGGAATAGGTAAACCTTCTAACTCTATAGAAGATAAAGAGCATATATCTGCTTCTCTTTGGTTATGATAAAATGTACCAAGAGTAGTAGCACGGTCTGCTTCTGCTTTCCACAGTTCAAGAATTTTTTCTGGTGGAATACCAAACCATTTAGATTTAGTCTTCTTAGTTACACTAGCCGCTACCTTTTCAGCATCAAATGGTTTCTTAAAGTTAGATAAGAGTGATGTTACACTTATCCAGTCTATACCTTCTGCATCAATGCTCTTGTAGCTATGATCTGCAGCATTAAATATAATACTCATAGTGTGTCTAGTTTATCTTCATCTTCTTCTGATAGTAGTGCAAACCATCTGCCATCTGGGCATTCAGTTGATAAGGCTCTGAGTTTAAATGTTAAAGAACATCCACATAATCCACAACATGGTTGTGTTCCGGGTATAGCACATTCCTTTCCTTTGGTGTCTTGATGTTCACATGAATCACAAATGTCTTTTCTATGATCAGCAATATCTTCTACAAATTCATCTCTTATCACTGAGTTTTTAATACCCTCCATGATTTGTTTTCTATTCTTCCAAATTTCCTTGATTCTTCCGGCCATCTCTAAATGCTTTTTTAGTTTCTAAGAATTGATTTATGTTTTTTATTGCTACAGAAAGTTTCTCTAACTTCTGTTCAGCGCTTTTTTTGTTATGATAGTTTATGAAAGTCTGAGTATCATACTTGTTATTCAGGTTTCTGTACTTCAAAATTAGTGCATCTACACTTTTCTTCTGAATTATAAAGTGACCTAAACCAGGTAAGTTTATTCTTAGATTTTCTAAACTTGATAAGTTCTTTCTTACTTCTTTGTAATAAAAACTTACTATGTCATCTACTAAAGATGCTGGTATATCATATTGCTCAGCAACCGCTTTAATTATTACTTCCGGCTTCTTTGGTATCATCTCCTAAAAATTTATAGTCAAGTAATACTGTCCCGGTAGTTTGTATTTGCAAATCAGGATTGAGCATGATTATCTTTTTGTTGTTGGGATCTTTAACAACAAGATTGTTTTTCTCAGCCTTGTTAATGCAATTTCTTACAGTCTGTGGAGTTTTGAATATCCAGTCTTCTTCAGTAGATGCATCATAACAAAAATGTGTAAGTTCTAAAGGTTGATTAAAGCTCAATAAAGTTAAGCAGTTAAGGTCAGACTCACTCACTGTTATACGGTTAAGGTAACAGTGAGTTAAAATCTGAAACTTTACAATCTCCCACTTAGGCATTCTTACACGCTTCTGTACTTGATTTACTAAAGCCATGATTAGTTCTTCTTAAGTCTTTTACCTTCTTGTTTGATTTCTTCTCTCAATGCTTCTGGAGAATCTGCCGCTTCCGCTTCTTCTTGTTGAGCTGCCATCATTGCATACTGCATTTGGATATTAGTTCTCTTCCAACGTGCTTCATCAATCTTTAGTAAAGTTTCCTCATAATCAGCTTGAGCTTTAAGATAAGGCATTGACTCAGTATAAAACTGAAGCATCTGTTCTCTCTTTTCATTCAATTCTTCCGGAGTTAACTCCATCTCTTTTACTTGTTCTTCCATGGTTTCTGTATTTTAAGTTTACACAAATATAGAACAAAAGTTTAAACCTTACACATTTAAAACAAAAAACCCAGATAGTGTAACTACCTGGGCTTATATAGTGTTCTAAACTTTTATCTATTCTTCATTGTGAAGTTGAATAGGGTAATAAGGTAAAACTGTCTTGAGATGTCTACTTCTATTGTTAAGATATCAATCTTTCCAAGACGTGCTCTTATTTGGAACTTGTCCCACTGTTTGTTGTGGACTCTCCAGTTGTTTCTAAATATCATAGTCTTATTATTTATAAGGTACATAAGATGTACCCTTACCTGATTTAACAGCCTTGAGTATTTGTTTGCGTTGCTTACCGGTAGACTCATAAGATACATGTACCCAATCAGGATTACTATCTGTACCAAACTCCCAGATCATCTGATCAAAGTTTAGATTGTCTTTGATAAAATCAAAGATCTGTTTATTAGTAACTGTAGTACCGTCCATATCAATATCAATAGCTTCACCAGTACAGTGTTGTGAGCTTAATGCACCACCAACAGCTGTGTTTAGTTCTTTGCTACGGTATCCTGATGAAAGGATAATAGGGACTCCAAAGTGCTCTCTAATAGGCTGAAATACTTTCTCAGCTAATAGTTTAAAGTTCTCAATGTGTTCAGGTGTAGGCATATTGCTGATACCTTTTCTTTTAGCAGTTTCTGATCTCATCACTTCTGCTAATGCTAAATTTTTACTTAGTTGCATGTTGTTTATTTTTTAAAGTACAAGTCTGCTTCAGCTTCTCTGCGTCTAACAAGACCTTTTAATGTTTTACCCCCGGCTTTTACCCACTTGAGGAATTCTAATCTAATTGATTCATCTTCTGGATTTGCATTTACTTTCTTAAGCAATGTAGAAGCCTTTAGATTTGCAGGCCCTAGATTATAAGCAAATGATACCAATGCATCAAATTGGTTTTGATTGATATTATCTACACAGTAACTGTCTACATACTTCTCAAAGCTTACTAGCATACTAGCTAATAGTTCAGTTGCTTGTTCCTCAGTTATAGTAGCATCTGACATAGTCACTTTCTTACCATTAGGATAAAATGTAGCTCCGTATCCAATTGTAGGAATAGCTGCAGGACATTTGTAAGGAGCTCCTCTGAACCCTTCAAATGACTTGATCATATCAATTCCCGCTTTTCCCGTCTTTGTTATCTTCATCTTTGTTCTTTTTTTTAAGTGATAAAATTCTACCTGCTGTAGTAATCCCAAATGCTCCAAGTGTAAGAATCATAAAACCATCAAAGATAAATTCTTTTATGATAAGTTCCTTACTCATGATACCTGTGATTACATCAACTACTAGGATAAACACCATAGCAAAGAATGCTACTACACCTACAAAGGCTTGCTCATTTATTTGATTGTCATCTGAGATGAGTTCTCTAAAAAACTTTTTCATAGTGTATCTGATTTAGTCTTACCCCAAAAATTCTTCTGTTCTTTAATAACTACTGTATCATGAATAACAATAGTGTCATGAATGTAAATTCTCACCTTTTTAATAACCTCAATAGTTTCTGCAACTGGTGTTTGTGCCAGTTCACCCTCTGCAGTTAATACAGTTTTCTCAAGCTGTTTTACATCTGACTCTAGTATTCCATTCTCCTCAGTTAGTTTTTCATTATCAGCTTGAAGAGTTTGTGCTGTGTCAACAACATCAACATGCTCTGTACCACTCTTAAGTATTTGAGTAAGCATAAGAGCAATGATTATTGCTATAAGTCCAAGTATTACAAGCTTGTTTTTCATCGCTTAGAGATTATAATGTCTTGTAGTTTCTCAAGAGCTTTTGTATTATTGTTCAAAGCCTCTGTAGTTTTTTGAGCATCTGAACCAATATAAGTCGTGAGTTCCTTTTGTAGCTCGTCAACTTTAGTTTTTAATTTGTCTTCAGAAGCAAGTTGTCTCTTTAGCATAAACCAAAGAACAGCTCCTAAACCTAGGACCACAACTCCTAGTGCCCCATATTGGGTTAATGTTTCAAATACTCCAAATGAAGGAGCTTCAGCAGATAGTACCATATTAGTGAAGTTTTAGCATTAGTTCTTTAACTGCTACAGAAAGATCACTTACATTTCTTGCAAGCATCTTAATCTCTAGCTGTGTTTGTTCTTGTATAGCTTGATACTTAAGTCTATTTTCTTGTTCTACAAGTTCTATCTTACCTTTAAGTTTTCCTAGGTCTTCTGTGTTTTTACGTACATCACCATGTACAATTTTTAAGAAGTATCCAATAATTAGTACAGCGGTGCCAATAATAAAAGTTGTAATTTCAGAAGGTGTCATTTTTTAGAAATAAAAAGTTTGTTAACTATGTATAGAGCAAGCATTGATACAAAGATTAAGATCATCATCTTCCAAGGCATTGCCTCTTTACGGATGACTACTCTCTTTGTTTTTTGGATTTGCTTATTCTTTTTTACAGCAGCCTTAAGAACTTTAGCTAAGCTATCATTCTGTAGCTTCATCATCTTCTCCATGTGTTTGAAGTATGACTCATTAAGCAATCTCTCCTGGCGCGTCATGCCCGCGGAAATAGTATTAGTCACCTGATAAGGGAAGCTATCTACTCTAATTTGTTTTGTTTCAAATGTATTATTTTCTACATTCCATACAGTATCTAACTTATAGCTGTAGTGCCACACGGTATCTGGTTTGATTACAGCACCTTTTCTCTTAGCAGTGTCTATATGTTTTTGAGCCTTAGATAAATGATGCTCAATAGAGCAAGATGCTACTAAACCCAATAAAAGTACTATAGATGTAACAAGAGTCAGTTTCATACCGCATATTTAGATAGTTCAACCATTGTCCAGATTTCTACTTCTTCATCATTCCAATCAGTTACATAAGTAAAGCCTTCTAGGGTTATACCAAAATTTGCTGTTGGTGTTGAAAGTAATACATCAACACTGCAAGTGTTTTGAGCAATAGTATCATGAATAACAAGTACTTCTACTGTAGGGTCAACGATTTCTACGTTAAATTGGGGGAATTTATAAGTCATAATTTTAAGATAAAGTTGTTCCTGTTACTGTGAAATTTCTAACGGCAAGACAAGATGAATTTTCTGTTTTGTCTTTTGCAGTTATATATCCGTTGCTATATACGCCCCATGAAAACGCAGTAGGTACGGGCTTATAAGTAGACGAAGTATGAGATGAAGCTACAAAAACAAAGGTAGTAAATGGGGTATATCCTAAGGGGTTTGCAAGTTCTTTGTTCATTATATTAGTCCATTCGTTTAGGTTTGCCAATCTCCATCCAGTAGTAAATGGAGCTATAGAAATAGCTAAACAAGTATCTATCGCAGTATTCCATCCACCACTAACTGTAGTTGTAGCCGTTCTTTTATATCCTAGCACATCAGTTCCGTTATAAGTACTCCAATCTATTACTATGTTATTTGTATAGGCTTGAGTTCCTAATTCATCAGTGAATCTATCTGTATTCCCAAAAGGGTTATTTGATGCAAGCACTGAGAATGATGTGGCCCTTCCTGCTTCTAAATCACCATCATCACCAGTTCTGTATGAAGTCGTTTGTCCAGTCTTCATTAAGGTTGCACCAACGGGAGGGAGAGTAGGAGCTGCCTTTAATTCAATCCTTGTACTCATTAGTAAGTCTTGCTTAATGTGAATATTTCTGAATAAATAGAATTCCCTGCATTATTAGTATTCCATTCAGCAGTTATAACAAGTGTGTTTAATACAGTAGTATCAAAAGTTGTGTTGTTTACAATGCTAAAATTTACTCCTTCAAAGTTAAGACCTGAATTTTTAGTATATGCAAACAATCCTCCTGATGCTATAGAAGCTACAGTAGCTGCTCCTAAAGCTCTTACAGTAAAATTAACATCTAGCTTCCAATGTTTATTAGTAGTAGCATTCATTGACATTACACCTGTGTCTGCTAGTAATATTCCTGAAACAGTTTTAACTCTAATTTGTAAAGTAGCTGTACCGACACAAGATAAGTGACCTATCAATACACCACTAAAGCTGTCTCCTACTTGAAATCCATTTGCAGGAATAGTAAGAGTTCCTAGTCCACCATCTAATAAACTACCTTCAGCAGCCGTAGCTGTCACAGGAGTACTTGAGTTAGTCTGCGTGTACAGTCTGCTCAAATATCCATAAGGATTTAGAGAGTATCTATCAATATGGATACTAGTACTCATTAGTAATTGTATGTGATAATCAAAGATGAACCAACATTTGTAGTTGTGTCCCAATAGAACAAGTCTATGGGATACGTGTTAGCCAATCCTGCTGCATCCATATTTACCGTAGTGCCCGCTGGCAATGCAACATATGTTACTCCACCATCAAAAGATATAAGAGCATCTGCAGTTCCATTACTTGCAAAAGATATAGAGTATATAGAAATAGGAATACCTCCATTAGACCCAGACTCAACCAGTATAGCAGGAGTGACATCACGCTTGTATTGATTTTGACAGAGAGCTACAGAAACAGCGTCTGCACAACTTGGTTGAACGCCAAGTGGTGCTACTATGGTTACATCTGAACCAGTTTGCAATTCATCAATGATACCTTGTAAGCCAAGAAGCATCTTATATTGCCAAGGAAAGTTATTCCCTTTGTTACCTTCTGTTTTTAAATTTCCTATTGACATAATTTCTTATTTTATTACTGTTAATGCTTCTATGATAAGTTTCATATCATCTAAGCTGTATATGCCTTTTAATGATCCAGCATTAATAGCTTGTTCAATAATCTTCTTTGCTTCTTCTGGTGTCATATTAGGCTAATAGAATCTTTTGTACTACTCCATTAATTGTAACCTCCCAATACTTAGTAGATGTATTTACTTGTGCAGCTACAGTACCAAACTCAGAACCAACTTCTCCAATAACCATTTGATTATTTGCTGTAGGAGAGCCCTGACCAAGCACACAAGTACTAGTAAAGTTACCTGTGTAACCTGCAGCAAGACCGATAAAAATATTGTAATTTCCTGTGGTAGTTGCATTACCTGTTTGCGGACCAATAAATGTATTACCAAGTCCTGTTGATACATTAATACCAGCCTCTTGACCTAATGCTGTATTATAATCACCTGTTGTAAATGATAATGCAGATGCTCCAACTGCTACAGATCCAGCAGGTCCATTAACTAAGGCATTTGCTCCAATTGCTACAAGAGCTGTAGCATTACTTGCTGAGGAGGCCATAGCATTTTTACCAATGGCTACATTAGCATTTCCATTAGTAACTTGTGAAGCTGCGGAATTTCCAATAGCTACATTATCATAACCAGTTGATAGATTTCTTAAAGCTTGGTAACCTACTGCTGTATTATACAATCCAGCACCAGTAGTTGCTGATAAAGCATAATCTCCAAGAGCTGTATTGTTTACATTGTTTAACTTACCAGTGCTGATAAGTGATCCGCGAGAAGTTAAGTATCTAAATCTAGCATCTTGACTAGGTACAGTGCCTGATTGGAAGAATACTCTTTCAGTTATACCAGATGTAACTGTTGTATAACCTACTACAATAGCATTAGGTCCTGCAATACCTTGTGGTCCTGCAGTACCCGGTGATCCTTGTGATGCAAGTAATGCCCAGTTAGTAGGATCTAAGTCAGGTGTAGTAGCAGATGGTCCTACAGGGTCTATACAAAACCAAGAAGCTCCACCATAACCTACAGCATCATCAATAACATATGTTCCCAATGCTGACCATGATCCTTGCCAATTCAATCCTGCTGGACCTACTGGACCTGGTACACCTTGTGGACCTATAGGACCTTGTACTCCTGTTGGACCTGCTGGCATTTGAGCTGCAAAGTCTTCTACTGTAATCGCAACTGCAATATAGTCATCAGCTCTGCGGGGCGTCCTTAATGCTAAAGGTAGTAATGTATTTTTTGGATCTACTGAAACAACAGTTCTCTTACCTTTGATCCAGCTTATAAAATTTAATATATCCATGGTCTGTTATTTTTTAACTGCAGACTTCTCTTGCATTTTTTCATACCAAGTTTTAGGTTGCTCTGTTGCTACCACTACTTGTTGTAACACCACTGGTGCCTCCTGTGTTTTTTTAGCTTTCTTTGCCATAACTTAGAAATTATAAAGTTCATAGTATAAGTAGAAACGTCCTCGGAACCGACCCTCATAAGTAGTGTTATTTACTGTAATAGTAAGATCATCTGTACCACTAGCACCACCTATGTCTGAACCATCAATAGTAATGATGTCTCCATTTACATAACCAATTCCAGCAGTTACTAGGACAACTGAAGCAATTGCTCCGACTCCATTACGTGTTACTGTGAATGTAGCAGGTGTAGTTCCACCTGATGCAGTAACACCAACATATACACCACCAGCTGCTGCTAAGATTGTTGTTCCAGCACCTGGAGTGTAAGAAGTTATTGCACCTACTAAAGTTGGATTAGCATTAAAGATAGCAAACTCTGATCCTGTTGGAGTAGCTCCGGTTGAAATAACATAAGGGATAAAACTATCTAAAAAAATAGGACTGTAATATACAGAATGTTGCATGTAAATAGCATCTGGATCTGTAAAGTCCATAGCAGCATTGTTAATATACAATGGAACAGCTGAAGCAAAAGCCGGTTGTGGATCTAGTGCAGGAGATTCCATGATAATTTCAATCACACCCTTTTTAGTAGTTACATCTACTACAGGAGATACCACTGTATTCAAGTCAATTGAATAGTATCCAGTGTTAGCAACATCTCCAGCATTAGTTACATCCGCTATGGTCATTGCATAAGTTTGGTATGAGTCACCTCTTTTAGCAAAGGTTACATCTGCACCTAATACTACAAGATCCTTTGGGCTGCTTGCAGTTGTTCTAATAAGTTTGTTGGTTCTAAGGTAGATCCAGTTTAAGATATCCATGATAATGTTTTTAGTTGTTAGTATATACAGTATAATATACAAAAACTTTCTGTAAAAACAAAATCCCCGGAAATAATTCCGGGGACTTCCTTACCTAGCGTTAATTAGTTTGCGGTGCTAAGATAATACAATTACCAAACAATTGCAATATCACCTTCACTTACCATGAGTTTTACCTCACCATCAATCTCTACCTTCTCTGCATTCTGTAGTGATCCAGTAGTTAAGTACACCTTATCTCCTGCCGATACCAAGGTAACTGAGTCACCTGTAGCGTATACTTCTAGATTAGTCCAGAGAGCCATTGCTTCTTTCTGCATCATATCTTCATCTTTTGCTGTGAGTTCAATCACAGACTCTTTCTTTTTAGGTACATTAATTAGTACCCTGCGTCCCACCAGTTTCATCTGTATAGTGTTTTAATGTTAATACTTTTACTACCGACATCTGTGCATTCAGGATTTCCCCTATAGCGTGATCAAATAGTAAACTCTTTAGTGGATGCTTTGACTCACCTTGATAATTCTTCTTCATCATCTCAGCTATCTCAGCAAACATTACTTTTACTTTAGTGACGTCATCTTGTTGTTCAGATTCAACGTCTACACCTATCAGTTGTTCTCCAAATGTAGGTATGTGTGTTTCCTTAATACTCATGCGTCATACTTTTTAGATGCCGCTACTCTCTCAGGTTGATTCTCTCTAAACAAATCTTGCTTGATTTGTTCTAACAATCCCACTAGAGTAAGGGGATCCATTGTGTTCTTTGCGTCAATGTGGATTTCAATTCTTCCATCCTCATCTGCAGTGATCTTTAATATTGTTGTCATGTTCTAATTGTTGGTTAGGCAAATATAATAAAAAAACAAACTCCCAGCTTTTGGCCAGGAGTTTATCTGTGTGTCAAAACAAGCGTCATCACAAATCGAGAACATGAGACAGGCAAATATAAAAATTAATTCTTATCTACCTTGACCCTTGTAACTTTTTTTGTAATTCTTGCTAGACTTCATTTTAGAAGTCTTTGTTTTTGCATGGATCCCAGGACGGGTTACCAGCTTTGATACTCTTTGTCTGAGTACCGCGTCTTTAACTTTTGCCATCTCTTTTAATTTTAATTTCTGCTGCCCAATCTAGTATATACTCTTCCATTTCTACCTCCGGAAAACCTGCCTGTCTTACTGCTTTCTCTATAGCATACATGAACTGTTCTGTGTCAGGATTATCTACAGGTACAGATACCGTGTAGATCTTAGCTGGTATATCTACTATGATGGTCATAATATAATATACTAAATATTCAGATCAATTGTATTGTTCTTAGACAAAGTTATTTGATTGCTATCATAGTGTCTTATTCTACCATCTAACTTGTTAGCCACTACCCAGATAGTATTCTGGTTAATCCCATAGTCTATAAGTAGGAGAGCGAGACCTTCCCCATGGGGAGTCATTACCCATATAGTATTCTTAAACTCATGTATCATTTAATAAACTTGTCTAGCTTAAGCATGGGTACAATCTTATTAGTAATGTCTTCAGCAAGTGACACAGCCTCTTCTTCCTTATCAGTAATATTCCAATTATGAAGAAGTATACTCATGTGCATAGCTTCATGATTAACCAGGGTAACATCAGTAAAGTCTCCTTTGAAATGTTTCTTAT